AAGATGGATTTAAATCAAGAAAAGCTTACTAAAACTGAATGGGAATCTACGGAACTTCCTATAGGTGAAGATGAGAAAGAAATTATGAAACTAATTATGACGGGTTATCATGATACCAGTCATATTTACAATAAGAAAAAATCAATGCTTAATTATTTGTGTTTGGTTCCTAATGAAAATTTAATGGAGCATATTTATAAAGAATATTATAAAGAGAAGATAGACAAATTAAAGAAAAAATATGCGTTAGATTACGAAGACTTAGGAAAAATTAAATTTAGTAGGGTTAATTCAACTGAAAAAGTAAAGTTAGATAATTTATCAAGTAAAATAAAGGATTGTCAGGATAAAATATTTGAATTTATATTATTATATCTTTCCGAAGGTATTCTAAAATATAAAGAAAAGGAGAGTTGGGAAAAATTTAATAAATTTTATTACACATTATATCAAATTACACAATTAAAAGTTACAAATATTATTCCAAAGGTAAAAATGTTTGCAATCAAAGTATTAGAATTTAATAAAAAATTTATAGAAATTTCTATTTTATTTGAAAAAAGTTCTGACTTGATTGAAAATAATGTTGAACTCTTTGATTACAAGGATTACAAATTATACCAACATCAAAAACAATTATTTCAAATCTTCAAATTTTCTGAAATGTATTTACAATTAAAAAATGATAATCCGTATTTTAATAATATATTTACAAACGAACAATATGATTCTGGAGAAGATGATGATGAAGAAAAATTACTAGAAAAAAAAAAGATTAAGCAAGCTAGACAACTATTTGAAAGATTAATGAAACCAAAATTAGTATTGTATACTGCTCCTACAGGCACAGGGAAAACATTAAGTCCAATTGCTTTAGCATCTGAATATAAAATCATATTTGTGTGTGCTGCTAGACATGTTGGTTTAGCATTGGCTAAAACTGCTATTTCAGTAGGAAAAAAAGTAGCATTTGCGTTTGGATGTCATGATGCTAGTGATATTCGTTTACATTATAATGCTGCAGCTTCTTATTTTCGACATGAATATAATCACGACAAAAAGAAATGTAGTTGTGGAAAAAAGGGATGTAGTAAGGATGGTCAGCCTTTTAAATATAAAGATGGAAAGATGAAAATTAAAAACGATGATGGTTCAAATGTGGAAATTATGATTTGTGACATAAAATCTTATTTATATGCTATGAATTATATGTGCTCATTTAATAAAATTCGTGAGGAAATCATTCTTTATTGGGATGAGCCTACAATCACACTAGATTACGAAACACATGAACATCACCAAGAAATACAAAATATATGGTCTAAAAATATCATTCCTAATATTGTTTTAAGCTCTGCTACTTTGCCATTAGAAGCTGATATTCCTGAAACTATTACTGATTATAAATCAAAATTTACAGGTGGACAAGTTTATTCTATTGTTAGTCATGATTGTGAAAAATCTATTCCAATTGTAAATTGTGAAAATAATGTAGAACTACCACATTTAAAATATAGTGATTATAATGAATTACAATCATGTGTATCTCATTGTCGTAATTACATGACATTATTAAGATATTTTGATTTGAAAGAAGTTATCAAATTCATTTCGTTTGTAGACGAAACAGAAGGTCTGCTTCCAGAAGATAAAGAAAATGATTTATCAATTGAATATAAATATGATGATTTATCTAATTTAAATATTAATTCAATTAAAGAACATTACTTAGAAATATTAGAAAATATTGTCCCTGAAAAGTGGGATATATTATATAAGTATTTCCAAACTAATAGGAAAAAAACATTCGAATCAACTGTCTATGTAGGAACCGCAGATGCTAATACTCTCACAGATGGACCTACAATATTCCTTACTCAAAATGTTGAAAAAATTAGTAAATTTATATTACAAACATCTAAAATTCCTGCTGCTCAAATGAATTTATTTATTTGGTAATCAATTGAATATAATGATAAATTATTAAGTGTTATTTCAGAGAAAACACAGAAATTAGAAGATGCTATGGGTGATGAAAGCAGAAAAAGAACATAAAAATGGCAAAAACAGCAACTAAGTCCTGAAAGCAAAGAAATTAAAGGGTGAAATAGATGAATTAACAAAGTTAGTAAAATATGTAGAATTGAATGAAGTTTATATTCCTAATAAATTAACACATTTAAAAAAAATGGGCTAATAAAGAAGTGCTAACTAGAGAATTTAGTGGAAATATTAACAGTGATGATGTAAGAAAAAATTATGTTGATGGGTGGAGTTGAAATTACATGGAAAGTATTGTTGTTAATGGGAATTGGTGTATTTTCAACAAACTTACATAAAGATTACACTGAAATTATGAAAGATTTGGCAAATAAGCAAAAGTTATATTTAATTATAGCTGATAGTGATTATATTTATGGAACTAATTATCAGTTTTGTCATGGATATTTATCAAAGGACTTAGAAAATATGACTCAAGAAAAGACAATTCAAGCAATGGGAAGAATGGGGAGAAATAATAAACATATGGATTTCAGTATTCGTTTTAGAGATGATACTTTAATAGGAAAAATATTCCAAAAGGAGGAAAATAGGCGTGAAGTTATTAATATGAATAATTTGTTTTGCACAGAATTAGATCTTAGTGATTTTTAGATAAAAATCTTATATATTAAATAAAAAAATAATATACATATTTTTTATATGACTATTTCTTATACTAATAAATGCGAAATGTATAAATTAATTATTTTAACTTTTATAGTAACAGCTTTATGGGATGTTATTCTTAGAATATTATCATTGTATAATCCTATTCCATTTTTCAGTAAAAATATGAAATTTATTCAATATTTAAAACCTTATTTCCAAAAGCATACTTTATTAGCAGCTGCGTTAATAGCTGGATTTGTTGGAGCAATTACTCAATTAATAATATTGAATTTTATGAATTTTCCAACTCGTAATAGTTCTATTAATTATATCCTAATATTTATGATTTGGTCTTTTATAGTAAGCGCACTATTTGGATTTATTATGAAAGCAAGTAAATTATTTCCATATTTTAGAGATGTATTATTATGAGAGACTTGGATTAATAAGGAGTTTATACCATGATGGAACATCTGGATTAATAGTTCAATTATCATTATTTTTTTTATTATTTATAATATAAATGTCTACTTCATTTGAAGATGTAAAAGAAATGTTAATTATTATTAATAAAAACATTGAAAGAACTAATGAAAAATTAGGATTTAATATGTAAAAAAATGGATGGAGAAATATTGGAGGAATAGTAAAAAAAATAGGGTTACTACATATTAATTTTGTTGAATCTGTTTATGATTCTATTAGATCTCCTCTTAATTATATTATGTAACATAATTAATATTAAATCTGATAATAAACAATTTATGTAATGATTTACCATTTAATACAAAACAAATATGTAATGATGAAACTTAAATAAATTTGACATTATCTTTACCTATAACTATTTTCATTGATAGATATAATATTATACTATCACAATAAGATAAGTCATTTATATTAAGACAATTATTATTCCAAATACAAACTTTTTTAATAGGTCGCACGTAATTAGTTAATATTAATTGTAATCCTATATCCCATTTTTGATATATTTTTAACTTATCACATCCCCTTTGGTATAATGGAGTTATATTCCTCTATTATTTTTATAATAGTTTCTTCAGATAATTTGATATTGGATACCTTGATCATTATTAAATTAATAATAATAAAAAATTGATTTAATTTTAATTCAATTTTTTTATTATTAGATTATGAATTTAAACGAAGAAGAACTTAATTTTCTACAACCTGCTTTTGATGTTGAACAAGAAGAACCATTACTAGCTAATAATACATTAGTTTGGGGAACAATAGGATTTGGCATACCACAAGAAACTTTTCAAAAAAAATTTACAACAATTAATATTTGATATAAATGATGGTAATTTCATTAATTATAGTCAACAAGATTATATTAATATAGCATCCATAATAATAAATAATAGAAATTCTCCTAATTTAAATGAAGATATTAACAATATAATAGAAACATTATCTAATGATTTAGATTCTAAAATAGAAATTATAGATAAACAAGTAACTGAATTAACAGATGAAATAATAGAAAAAATAGATGAAAAAAAAATACATATAATTGATGGAAAAAAAACTATAGTATTTATGCCTCAATTGGAAAGACAATGTAATTGGTCATATAGCTTATTATCTAATGAATTTGTAAAAAAACTAGGAAGTTATAGAGATTTATTAAGATTTAAATATTATATGATTTGTCAATATATTGAAGAATTATTAATAAAGAAGTTAAAAATTCAAGTTGAAACTATAAAACTTGAATTAACAATAAAAGGACATTTTCATTTACCAATTTATATTTGTATTCAATGTAATTTAGTTAAAATAATGGACATTAAAAACAATGTAGAGAGATTAATCAAACTAATGGATTCTAAAATATTAATGGACAAAAAAAGAAAGTTTCAAATATGGGAAGATTGGTGGACAGGAACACATGAAAGAAAAATATGTCCATTATATACAGAATTCGTAGATAAACAAAAACTGACTTTTGGATATAGATGGTTATAAATCAAAATAGCATTTGTTTAACACTTTTCCATTGAGAATATTGAACTCCTATTGGGTTTAAAAATCTTGTATTAAATAGTATACCTATTACTATTAACATAAGAATTCCTAAGTATTTATTAATGCTAAAAACATAAAGACTAGTTATAAATAAGAATAGAAAGAACCATTGAGCAAAATTATACACAGTTTTCTAGGTTATTTTTTGGTTTTTCATTCCCTTTTCAAAATCTTTATGCATAAACTGGATAACTACTGAACCACTTTTACCTGCTGGTTCAAAATAATATTCATAAAAAGGCATACATCCATTTTTTTTCATTATACTATCTAAATAATATTGTGGGAAAATATATATTACAGGCATAGTTGTATAAACTTTATATGAATAAAAAGGTTGAAAATATAGTTGTTTTTCAGTAATACTATAATCCCATTGCCCTTTTTCTACTACATTATTAATATTTTCAATTAAAAATTTGTTTTTTGTGCTTAATATATAGGCACCGCCTCTTGCTAATCTCAATCCGACTTCAATAATTTTTATCATCTCTATATTGAACATTAACAGCTCCTGTAAAATCTGATAAATGTCTATTTACCCAGTCTGTAATTTTTGGAATAGGTTTATTATCTGGACTAATAAATTTCCAATCGTCTATAAATTCATTTTGGCTTTCAGAATAAACATAAGTAATTTGATAAACTATTTTGACCATTTAATAAAATATAATCAGTCATTTGTTCTTTTAGCATCAATAAATTCAGACCACATCATATCTGGAATTTCTTTATATTGAGGTATTTGATCCCATGATTTAATTTTATAACAATTTTTACTAGTTGCGGTTTCATGACCCCATCTGGGTTTAATAAATATTGGTAAATGAATGTTAGAATTTTCTTTTAGATTTGATAATTTACCACATAATAATCCTTGTGATTTAGCTACCCATAATTTGTCATAAACAAAATTGTGATCTGTATATCTATTAAAAGCTTGGTAATCAAAATCAGGAATTTGTTTAGAAATGAAGGATTCAAAAGGATCTAAATAAGGATTAAAAAATCCCATTATTTTACACCAAGGTTGTTCAAATTTAGTTATTGATTTTAAATAATTTTCTAATTCAGAAGCCATATATAATGTATTAATAAAATAATTGATTTAATAATATCTTAATAATATAAATTATCAAAATGGAATGGTTAAAAATTAAACCCGAACCTGATATAAAAAGTAATAAATATAATATAGAAAGAAAAAAACCAATACCCTTAGACATATCTCCTTCAGAAATAATAATAAAAAATTAAAAAAAAAGAGGTAAATCAGAGAGAAAAAGAAATAGATAATTATATGAAACACTTGGAATATTTAATGAATGAGATAAATAAATTAAATTATTCTATACAAAGAGTTAAAAGTATGACAGAATTAGCCAGTATTCGAGAGAAAATATTGACAGAATCTTGCAAATTTTAATATATGAATATATTAATGAATAATAACTTAATATGTTTTTTTATGTTTTTTATTTTTAATTATTTTTATAATAATTACTGTATATTGGTTTAATTCAAAAAACAATAGAAGGAATGAAAGTAATTAGTAAAAATATGCAAAAAAATGTTTATGATAAATATGGAGTTCAAGTAGATAAAGATAATCAATGTTTAATATACAAAGGTAAAAGAGTAAGTTTTTATAATAATTTTAATGAGCAAGAAGGTATTAATAATTCACATGATAAATTGAAAACAAATGATATTCTAACTAATTATGGATTTCCTGTTTGTAATTATATGAAATATGATACTAATAAAAATGAAGAAAGTAATATTATTGATATAAATGATAAATTAAAATTTCCTTTGGTAGTAAAATATAACTACGGAGAAAGAGGGAATGATGTATTTACAGATATTATTGACAATGATTCATTGAGAGATAAATTAAAAAAATTATTGAGTGAAAATAAAAAATCGATTATAATTGAAGAACAAACTCAGGGTAAAAAATTTAGAATTATGATTTTAAATGATAAATTTGTATATGCTGATGAAGATCAAAAACCTGTATTAACGGGAAATGGTCAATCTACCATACAAGAATTAATTAGTAATTATCACACTTTTACATGATGTAAAGCCAATTAAGTTTGTCAATGAAGAATTAATAAATCAACAAGGATATGAATTAACAGATATATTAGAAAAAGGAAAAAAATTAGGAAATAACAAATAGTGGTAAGTGTAGACTAATGGTGGAAACAAGTATATATAGAGGAATATGATATCCATCCAATAAATATGAATATGTTTTATCAATTGAATAAAATATTGGGATTGAATTTTTCAGGAATAGATTATATGGGTCCTGACTTAAGTATTCCATATCACGATGGTGGTAAGGTAATAGAAGTGAATCCTTTTCCTGGATTTTCCAAAAAAGGAGCAAGAACATGAGTCTATACCTAAAAGATTGATAGATGCTCTATTTGGTTAAATACATTTTGATGTAATAAATGAAAATGTATTTTTTATTATTTTAACTGAAAAAAAAGGCACTATTAAGAATATATATTTAAACTATTTTTAATTATAATATTGTCGTTTATAAGGGTTAGGTCTTACATAGTAATCAGGAGCATAAACTACAGTTTTTTCTAGTAGCAGGACCATAATAAGCAGGAGGTAAATATCCACTAGATTTATGGACGACTACTTCTTTTGAGGGTTGTCCTAAAACACCTATCATATTTAGTATAATAATAATTATTAGAATGGAGCCCAGACCAAAAAATAGATTTTTGTTATCCATTATATATAATAAAAAGAAAATGTTATTTTTTATTTTTTTTGTTAACTTAGAATGAGAATGTTTATATTTTTTATGAGTTTTAAAATTACTCTTAAAATTAAATTTATCGTATATTTGTTTTAATTTTCTCTCTGGTATAATATGTTGAGGCTCCATATTTTTTTCAGTTTCTTTTATTATCACTCTTATTTTTGGAACATATGAAGTAGGTAATTTATTAATATATTTAACTTTCGCACTATTATTTTTATCATAATAATAGACAAATTCTTTGTCTGTAACATTACATAGAATTTGACCTGTTGTGTATATAATTACAGCATCTTTTTCTAAATTTGGAAATGAATTTTTGACTAGTTTTTCGTCTCTATATGGTTGGAGTCTAGGATCAATGTTAGGAGAATATATGTTTAAAACATTATTTATTAAATAATCGTATATTTCATTATTATTATTTGCTTGACTATGTTTTTTTTTTAGTTTCATTTCTACTAGTTTTTGTCTTAAATAGGAAGAAAGGCCTTTTTTTCCTTTTGTATATCCTAAATTTGGTAAATAATTACTATGATTTGTTAAAACAAGTGATTTTTTAATATTTCTTATATTAAATTGATTATCTATATTATTTTCAATATGGTAAATATCATTATTACAATGAACTAATGTATTACCTTCTAAAACCGAATTTGTGTCTTGAGATTTATTAATCAAAATTATAAAAAATATTTTTTTTAGTATTATTTTTTAAAGCGTTAAATATTTTATTCTTTTTCTTCTTTAATACATTTTTTCGTGTATTTATGAAAGATCTACTATCACTATCTTTCATATTTAATGTAGCATTTAATAGTGCCAAAACCATTTTCATTCATTCCTTCTATCCAACCTGTTTTTTTATCCATTAAATAAATTACTTCAATACCATCTATTATTTCATGAATTATTTCAATATTAGGATGATAAATTCTATCTCTATTTTTGGCAAGGATTTTTTTACCATTAATAGTAGTATATAATATAACGCACATTTTATTATTATTATATATATATGATTATTAATATTTATAATAATTTTTAACAACAATTATTGTATTTTATTATATATACAGTTTTTCTCCTCAAATGGGAAATATTTGGTGGAGGGAAGATCATTTTTACTCCAATGGGAGCTATATATGTAATGTTACATCCATTAAAAGAAATTAAAATGTGGAGTATAGAAATGTGGGATATAAATTATTTTATATGGATAATCATTGGATTTATTTTTTTACGCGTTTTACTTTTTTTTCCTTTTCTAGGTTTTCTTTTTTTGGTGGAATGTCCTCTATGAACAATTTTGTTATGTAAATAATCTTTTGCGGATTTTAAATAACTATTTGCTAAAAATACTTTTTTATTGACCCATTCTGGTAGATCATCTCCATCATGTAACATGTCATGTAGTTGCTTTGCATTTCTTTCGATATTATCTAATTCGGTTCTAACCATTTGACCTTCATACATATGTCCATAATCTAAGTTTCGTCCTTTCATTATATATTATTTAGAGATAATATATAAATGTTTAAAATAAATAATATAACTTATCCTAGAAAAGAACATATAGAAAATAATAAAAATTTGATCTTTAAAATTTTTATATTTGTATCTATATTACTATTGTTACTGCTATTTGAATTTAAAAATTTTAATAATTTGGATATAATTTTATATACAATTTCAGTATTAAATGTAATTTTAGGATGGTATAGTTGTATATTTTATTGGTGTACCAAATACATTACTATTTGATCATTATGGTTTTGTTGTAATGTTATTTTTAATTTTATTTTCTAGTAATAAATGGTTAATAATGTATTATATAAATTTAGCTATCATAATATTATTAGGATGGATATTGAATAATGGAAATTGTATGTTTGATACTATAAGTTGGGATCTAGAAAATAAAACGGGAAATTAAATGGGATATTAATAAAAATCAATGGTCCGAAAGAATATTATTAGGAATACTATTTGTAATTTATCCTCTAAAAATAAATTCACTAAATTATACAAATTTTTAATTAAAAAAATAGACTTTAATTATATAATGTTTAAAATAAAATCAAAAAAACCTAGAGAGAGTTATATATCTAAATTTAAAAATGTCATATGTCCATTATTATTATTTTTTTTTGTAGTATTGATAATATTATTTATTCAATTTAATAATACATTTAGTTCATTTGACAAAGGTTTATTTTATATTACAGTTATTTCTCAATTATTAACTTTGTATAGTTGTTTTGTTAAATGGTCTCCTAATATATTAATGTATACGCATTACTTATTTGTTATAATGTTATATATCGTTTTACTTTCTAATAATATTAGTTTATTAGCATATTATCTATTTGTAATTGTTTGTGTAATAATAGGATGGAAATTAAATAATAATGTATGTGTATTTGATAAATTAAGCTGGGATATTGAAATAATGGGATATGAAATAAAAAATACAAGAAGCCGATCAGCATTTATGATTTATATTCTTATCATAGCTTATCCATTAAAATTATTTTATAGTATGAAATAATATATTTACATATTTTAAATGGATTTAGAATTAATCAATATTATTAGCCCTGAAAAAGTCATATATAAAAGAAACTACCCCTTTAATTTGTAATACATTTACTAATTAATCGGTTTATATTTATTAATTATGAATAAATATTATTATAAGACATTTAATTTACTAGATAAATCAATAAATTATATTACTATTTTATCTGGTTTATTAATATTTTTATTATTGTTTTGTAAATTTTTAATTCACAAAATTTTAATGATTGTTCATTATTTTATTGTATTGTTTATTTGGGTGCCAATATTATTTTGTAAAATCCTCCTATTCTTTCTTTTTTTATGTTTTTTATAATAGTAATTTTAATAGGTTGGCAATTAAATAATGGAATTTGTATGTTGGGGGAATTAAGTTGGGATTATAAATTGAATGGAAAAAAATACGAAGAAAACGATAAGATAAACTCTCCTTGGAGAGGAATTACATTTTTGGGTATGTTATTTAGTTTTATTTTCAAAAATAATATATTACACCTATTTACAAAAGAAATCTAAATGAATAAAATAAATAATTATTGAGTAATATTATTATTTTAAATTATGAAATCATATTTATTTTTGTAACGTATTACTCACCATACTTAGGCCACCACCTTCTCCTGGATACGCTCCAGTTGTTCCGCAAGATCGTACTCCTCGGGCAACACCATCTTTACGTTCTGACGCACACCGTCTTCGGTTCGTCGTTCATACACCAAATGAGGCTTACCCCTTGTAGTGATCAACGAGTAGTATTTTGGAAGCACAGGTTCATCACTGGGAGGCATCTCGCCCTTGTCTAAATACGACAATATGTCAATTGCTTGTTGGAGCTTCTCTTCGGGCGACACCTTCTCGGACTTGGAACTGTATAGTGCTTTCTTGTTGTTGGCTATTAGCGTCGGGTGCTTTTCAACGACAAAATATGAGCGGGTCTTTCCGCTTGTGCCGTATTTGTCGAGACCACGATAATTAATATATTTTGGGATCATGTCATGTGTAATTCCTTCAGGATAATTCAGGAGCATCTGCCTTTCTGGCTCGTTTCGTGCCTTCTTTAATGCCTTTTTGGTTAGACCGTTGTATATCTTGTAGATACAACACGTAAATTATCGTATGTATTGTTTAACGGGTCTTGGTCAATATGGTCAACACTGCTAGTTTTTGTTCCTTTGCCGTTTCCATGACAACCTGTAATAATTTGGTGAATGAATAATCCATTTGTTTCATCAACATGAGAACCTATATATCCATTGGTATGTTTATAGAAAGTAAGTTTTTTCATGTTATTTTGTTCATTCTCAAAATCTAGTATTTTTTTATATGATATAGAACATAACTTACATAACGTATCTTTTTCACAATACATCAAAATATATTCATTTCCATTTTCATTAATTCTCCATATAGGATTTTTCATTGTATATGCAGACCTTCCATTGGTAGTAATATGACCAAGTTGATAAGATGTCACATCATATCCTTGGGTGATATATGTATGGTAATTATGAAATATTTCAACATTAGATCGTCGTAGATCATATGTATCACCATTTTTAAAAATATAGTTTATATTTTCGGATGAATAATTGAAAATATGTTCAAGATAACTTACCTGTTGTTGGTTTCGCATATAAAATGGAAACTGTTTTTCAGAAGTGTATCGTGTAAATGTTCTATCATGATTAATGATAGAAAATAAATCTTGAAAATCCATCAGAACAACTTTTGTCGTTGAAAATAACTTTTCCACACTGCTTTTCGCTGTCAAAACCATACTCTATCGTATAATTCATATTATAGTATATATAATATGAATGTCTTTAAGTTATTATTCTAAGTAATTATTAAATTAATTAGATTTAATTGCTATATGCTAATCCTCCCATGCCCGACATAACACGAAGGACGTTGTAGTTGGTAGCATAGACACGAACCTTGGCAGTCTTGGTTCCCTCAACAGTGGCGTTGGAAAGAACAAGTTGAAGGGTGGCGTTGTCAATTCTGGAGAAGTTGCAAGATCCAGAAGGTTGGTGTTCCTCAGGGCGAAGAGCGAAAGAGTAAACATTGATTCCGGTATCAGGGTTTCTGGTGTGGTGTTGGTAAGGTTGAACAAGGTCGAAGTAGGTTCCCTCACGCTCAGAGAATCTGTCTTGTCCGTTAAGTTGTAACTTGGCAGTTACAACAGGGTTCTCACCCCAACAGTGCATATCAAGGGCAGTCTCAGCAAGGACGAAAGTTCCTGCATCAGATACTCCAGAGCCAACAATACCAGCACCTCCAAGGTTAGGAGCATCGTAGTTGTGGGTTCCCGCAGTGTCTACTAGCAGCACCAGGGTTTGTGTGCCACCAGTTTTGACTGGTTACATCAACAGCACCGGCATCATTGAAAAGACCGTTGGAGTCGATGAAGGAACCAGTAGTCTCAGCAATAGCATCAGCACCTCCGAAAGAGTGAATGGCGTTAGGAAGAGCATCGATGGCATCAGTGTAGTTGAATGGTTGGGCACCAAGGGTCTTGTAAAGAGTTTGGCCGCATTCAAGAGAAGAACAATAGTCAACATTCTCATCAGGTTGGACAACCCAGATGAGCTCCTTAACAGGGTGGTTGAAGTTAAGCTTGATCTTGTTAGAAGAAGATCCAACAGATTCATCACCAGTGAATTGAAGTTGCTCAATCAAATACTCGTGAGGGTTTTGGGCCATTCTGCGTCTCTCATCAGTGTCAAGGAAGACATAATCAACATAAAGAGAAGCAGCAACAAGAGATTGGTTGTAGGCAGTGGTTACCTTAGCGGAACTACTAGTTCCTCCACAGTTAGCAGTGTTAAGGGTCTTGACAGCCCATAAGCACTCATCAATAGGTCTGATATCAAGGTTAATCTTGACTTCGTGGTATTGAAGGGCAATAAGAGGAAGGGCAAGTCCAGGGTTGCGGCAGTAC